TCGCGCCGCTTTTGCTAGCGAATCTCTTTCTTTTTGCTTCTGAGCATAAAACTTACCAAGTTCACCCTCTCCTACTTGAAATAAATCAAACACAAGTCTACGATCTATAATCTCATAAATATTCATTATAGCTTCTAAACCTGCGTAGTCTTTACCTAACCAAGTTCCACTATTTCCCTCCCACTTATCAGGAAGAATGTTTAATAGCATAAGAGCTTGTTGAACTTCAGGTGCGAAAACAGAAGGATCTTTAGGAATATCGTTTTCATTAATTTCCCAACCCATCTGCTCACACATATCAATGTACTGATCTTGACTCATACCTCCGCCAAAAAAACTATTGCGAAGGTAGTCTATTAGTTTTTTGAGTTGTCCTCGGCTTTTTTCTTAGAGAATTGCTCAAAGTCATTCATACAGTCGGTAACAAATTGATCAAAAATAGTTGAATTTTTTAGTAGCTCAATTGCATCTTCACTACTATATTCGATTTCTTCGTTAGCGTCCATTGCAGAAATGTCAACAGGTAAAAGAACCGGAAGATGTTTAGCTTTAAGACCTTTCCATCCTGCAATAGCTTTTTCACTATAGCCTTCAAGAAAACGCTCGTTATCAACTTCTTCTTCTCGTTGACGAGTACGTTTATTAAATTTAAAGGTAAGAGCTTGACTACGAACTTTCATTAGATCTTCACGCGATAAAAAGCGAAGATTTACTTCAAACCCATCAATGTCTGGAAATTCTACCCAAGCTGTTGTCTCTTTGGCAATTAGTTTTGAAATTTTACTCATGTTTTCCCCTCTAGGATAAACGAATGCCCACTACGGATCTGCTTCTCTAAGGTGAGGGGGGACCTTGAATCGCAAGTAGTGGGCATTCTTCTGGTTAAAAAGTTAATGTTCCCCCTCAGAAACATTAGTTACTAAGATTTCTTAGCAAAGATAGTTACTTCTCCACCATCACCTTTATTGGCGGTGGTTTCTTGAGCAACGAAGTTAACAGTCATAGAAATCACATCTTCTGTAGCGATAGACGGGAATTCAAATTGAACTGCGTCAAGTTGGAAAGCCATGTAAGGAGCAGTAGCTCCTCCGACAATCAAATTAGCGTTTGATGTCTGAGCAGAAGAAGTACGTGAATCTTCTGAAATGTTACGTAAGAACCCAGCTGATTCAAGGTCTCCGGTACGGAGATACATAGTAGCCGAACCTGTGACTGAACGAGTTCCTGTAAACTGACCAATCGGCTCGTTTAGAGCTGATAGTTCTTCAGGTGTCAAGTAAGTAATATTGTTATTGTAATCAAATGATAGCGATGTGACGGGGAATACAAACTTCTCGTCTGAACCGCCTGCTGTAGCTTTATGGTGAAATTCAATAGCACTAAGACGATTCTTGATGAATGAGTTAGTTCCACTGACACCAGCAACGTTCATTTGGTTAAATGGGTGATAATGTGCTGCTTCGGTACCTGTAGCGCTCATTGTTTGGAATCCTGAGTTAGCAACAACAGTTGAACCCCCGTTTTGGATTCCTCCAAACACTGCTATAGCCACGTCACGTGCACTTCCAGTGATTTCTTTCATTGTTGTACCAAAACCTGACCAAGTAGTTGTAGCAATTTCTTCAATACCTGCATCAACAGTTGCGCCATTGACAGTAGCGTTAGATACTTGGTATATAACATTATCTAATTTAAAGTATAAGTGATTCTCAACAGCAGTTGAGAAGTTTGATCTAGTAGCAGAACTACCTGTGCCTTTAGCTACAGTAGTTGTGGGAAGTTTACCACCAGTTACCCAAACGGAACGTTCGTGTAACCCATCAGCGTCTGTAGCTACTACTTTAGTATTAGATACCAGTGATTGCCACATAAACCAATCAGCTACAGGTTTAACGTTTCCTGTCTGATTAGTTGCAGCAGTAGTTGTGCCTCCAGCCGCGCCAGTTTCAACACCTGTTGGACGAATGTATGTTTGAAAGTTCCAGTCAACAGGGTTAATAGCTGTGTTAAATCTTTGTTGCGAGCGATCAGGGTCAGTCCCGGATTCAAGGGATGTAATGTCCTGAGTCGCAGATGAGGAAGTTACTGCAAATCCAGCAAGAACTTCTAGCTTCCAAGTATTTGTTGGTCGCAAATCAACTGCAGCCGCACCATTAATAATATCTTTGGTGGACAGAAATACTTCTGAATTTCTCTGTAAGTTAAGAGATGCCATCTTATTTTCTCCTTATTAATTTTCTAGTCTATAGACTACGGTTAATTCTACCTCGGCTATTCCGTAAGGAGCAGCTAACCCTTCATCTGTCGAAATACTATCTATAGTTATATCTAATATTCCTTTATCAGGATTATCGCCTAACGAGTAGATAACATGTTCTATATCTTGTATCATGTCATCTGCAAGGCTCTGAGAATTATCTTCTCCATATACGTATGCTCTTATAGTAACGTCTAATGTTGCTACCGTCAAACTTAAAGAATTAAAGTTTCTATTTTCGGTTCCGGCAGATAAATAAAGTGCTGGAAAGTCATTTACCTCATCTAAAAATTTTAGTTTGCGATAAACATTATCGAATAAATTATTATTGTACGTATAAGCATTATTATAGGTAGACGTACTACCATTAATATTCTTTAAGCTAGTAACTAAAAAATCTACTATATTTCCTCGCCTGGATGACATTAGTTACCTCTCAAAATATTGAATCTTTGTTTAAATAAGGCCTGTACTACCTCGCGAGTAGCAACTTCCACCTGCCTACCAGGATTGTATCCGTAACTCTCAAGTGAAGTATATATCGGATTTAAAAAATATGTAATAATACTTTTTCTATAATTTGGAATTGCTCTTACCGTTGAAGCAAAACGACCAGATCTATACTTTAGATCAGGGGGGTTAGGAATACCTGCACGCTCCATTGTACGAGCCAGACGTTCTTGAATCATCTTAGATAGTTGTACTTCAGATATATATCTTTGTTGAGTATTTTTTTGCCTTTTCTTCGGTGAACGAAGTAACACTCCTGACGCAACCCTAAGTGATCCGCTCAAATACTCTAGGGCTATAGTAAATCCCGCATCTTTTAGATGTTTTCGCATAGCACTAAGTGTTTTAGGATCAATTCCTGCTATTGTTACTGCAAGAGCGTCCACAAATTCTTGACCTATAACTCCCTCATTAAATTCTCGTGCTATACCTTTGCTCATGTCGTTTAGAGCAGTTGCAACAGTAGACTGAGAAAAGGAAAATTGTAAAAAATAAGCACCATTTTTGCCAGGTTTTAGTTTAAAGCTTCCTCCCTTTCCTCTGCTTCCTTTACCTCCAAGAGCATATTTTTTCATATCTGCATAGGTGAATTGAATTGATCTTACGATTGTTCTATTACCGATTGTAATGGGAATTACAATATCACTTGCTTTACTGGTTAAAGAAGCCTTATAAGCTTGTGCTGATGGATCGTTTAATTCAAGAGCCTTTACAATGTCAGCTTGATTTGATCCTTTTTTGTAGGCGCTATCCAAGGCTCTATAGAATGGGCTTACATCTATTTCTTCTTTGTTATACTCTCCAATATCTTGATCAAAACCTGTTATTACTTGTTGACGACCTGATTGAATGGTAACGCCTTTACCTCCTCCAAGACTAATAGGACTAACTGTATCTCTTGTCAGTCCTGTAAAACCGGCACCTTCATCAAACCCTAATGCTTCAGCTTTAATATTCTTAATCTCAGTCTCTTTAAATTTCCCAGTGATTTGATCTTGGATCTTAAAGTCTGCTTGGAAACCACCACCACCACTCTCAATCTTACGTGCGCCAAATAGTTTTATAAGAGGCTCTTCCAAAGCACTAGTACTAAGTTTAGATCCTATCTTAGCTAACTTTGATCTAATATCGTCGGGTATCTTATTTGATCCTGAAAGGCCTTGTACTTGTCTGTAAATTCTAGTTGCCTGGTTAAAAGGTAGGATACCTTTTCTCGCATGTGCTACACGACCATTAATAATGAGTGTTGATTGAGTCTGAATCTTTGTTAAAAAACCAGATATACTCGGTACAGCCATTATTGAATCACTCTATATAAATCTAATATACGACGAATATGTGGTGGGAAATTACTAGATAGTGAATAGTTCTCTCCTCTCTCACCTTCAAAAGAAAATCCTTTTTTCTCTTGATCTTGTTTATAAACTATTTTAATCATATCAAGAGTTGCCATTTGAAGATCTTGAGGGATATCGCTGGACTCATATCCCGCGCGATAATCTACTTTGACACCAGAAGGAAATGGCTGGAAAGAGGGCGGTCCTGACAAGGTAAGAGCGGGATAAGAATTTCGAATAGTTGGGTACACACCTCTTACTCCTACAGCACCTACGTCACGAGTTACTTCTCCCATGTCACGGCTAAAGTTATACTCATTAGTTTCTGCATGAACATCTTTAGTTACAGTATCTCCGCTCTTACCGTCAAAGTGTACCAACATAACAGTATCATCATCTGGTCTAAATCTATTTGTAGGAGGCGTAAAATTAGCTGTGTATCTTGCCTTATCAGATACACGAAGTTCGTCAATATATCCTTTGAATGTCGTACCTATTTCAACATTAGATGTAAAAGTATGATTTGATACTGCGTAAACGTTTGAAGCGTCAGAAATTACATTACCATTGTAGAATAAATGTAACTTTTCGTCGTCTAACTTACGGGAAACAGCCACATGCGCCCATCTGCGTTTAGCAAATTGTTGTGATTCTATTAAAACGTTAGGAGCTGTCACAACATTTGCAGCTCCAGAAATATTTGATTCAAATGCTAAACAATTTGCATTTGATAATCGTAACTGCATATAATTTGAGGAGTCTGTGTTAATTGAAAATATCACGTTATCTTGTATAGTCTCTTCATCAACTCGAATAAACATCTCAATGGTAAAATCACCCTCTTCAAATTTTAATTGTTCAGGTACTGTAGCGGAAGATATAAAGTCATCGATATTAAGCTCCAATGAGGATTTACCAAACTTTTTAATTCTAGAATTAATATGTGCGTCATTTTTAAATGAAAGGGGTAGATCGTTTGTGCTAGTAGTTACAGGTGTGCCGATAGTAGTTGGGTCTGCTAGTACTACATGATCAACTCCATTAAACTCGGTAACTTGATAAACATTATTAAGAGGTATACGTGACAACATAACAGATGTTTTGCCGCCATCAAAAACTTCTACATAATCATTAGCTAAGATAGCATGACCAATATAGTGTTCAACTACCCCTGTAGCATAGCTGATGATATTAGATAATCTAGCATCTTGAGTACTAGACGAGATACTGAGATAATCTTTAACTTGGGCTAAATTAACATAAGGGTATTTCCCTAGTCCTTCTTCAAAACGATCTACCATTGTTTATTTCCCTCACTTAGCTTTTATAGCTGCTGTCGCTTTTGGCGCACTCTTAGTTTTTACTTCTACTTTTGGTGCTGGTTTTGACACAA